CTAAACCTGAAAGGGATCATCAGTTGGCATGTCTTGGTTGTTCTGTGAGGCTAGAAACTGCTCGTACAGATCATCCAATCCCGCTTCGTGATCCATGTCTTGGTCAGTCTTGAAAGCGGTTATCAGCAATGCATCATCATTCACCAAGCTCCATCCCCCCCGGAAAATCAATTGTATTTGACCTTCCAAATGGAACCCGGCGCCATGCCAAACACGTTCCTGGTCTTGCTCTCCGTTATATTCGAACTGAACCTCAAGAGTAGCCACTCCAGTTGACTCATCGTAATCCGCAGATGTTACCTCCAGATTTTCGACTATAAATCCCGTAGCGTTTGTTTCCGCCATAGGACCGCTCAGTGCGTCTTCGACCAAGGAATCTAAATCCCCCCACAAGGGATCCTCAAACAATATCTCATTAAAATTTGCGAGGCCGACAGCCCTCAGCATCAGACGCTGGTCATTAGGATTCGTTTTTGAGACTGCGACCATCTCATGATAATGACCAAAGCCGGACTCACGCGCGATATGCTCGAGCGCCAGAGCTAGAGATATACCGTGGGATTTACCGTAGCCTTTTGCTTCGCGCTTGATGAGGTTTAAATAGCTGTACTGATTCATAGCTCTACTCCGAATCGGCGCATAAAACTTCGATTGCTTGCTCACCGTGCGCCTGGGTAGGTGCTACGAATGTAGAGGGGGATTCAGCTAGAACTAGATGGTGTTTGACTTCGCCAGTGCAAGCGGCAGGCGTCCATCACAGCCTGCACTAGCTATCTCACAAAAAACACCAACGTTCAAGCACGATATTTATTTCACAGCTCGATTGTGCTGGATTATGTGACGACTTATGCGCACGAGGCCCGTATTTTCTGGCTATTACGTCCGCTTCCGCCTGCTTACACAAATGCAAGTTCGGCATTGATGGCGTGGTTTTGCTTATTGCTTGCCCCATACCCAGTCGATGTCGTCGGCTACCCTTCAAGTTCATAGGCAAACCAAGCCCCCGCTCGGGATTGCCCATCTAAAAAGCGCAACCTGTTAGCCAACTTGCTTACGAGGCAGAGAGTATCCAAATGGCCACCATTCAAACTCTCATGCTGGTGCGGTTACCATCCCCTCTCTGCAGTGACATGGAACAGGGAAATCAGCACGGCTAATAGGACCTGCCCTAAAGCCAGCGCATGAACTTCCCGGCAACGTCATTCTGCCCCAGCCTCTGGCTGGGCATCTCCAAGGACGAATAAGGATGCTGCATGAGCGGTTATGTGCCCAACCCGCCGAAAGGCTTTCGCTATCGCGGCGGCGAGCCAGTCGATATCCATGCCCAGCGCTGGGCCGAATACAAAAACCTGGCACCGGAACCAGAAGCCAAGCCCGACACCTTGGGCTGTGTATTCGCCAAGAGCTGTAACCTCCCTGACGGTGTAATCAATCATAAGAACCCTGCCGGGTTTGTACCCGTTGAGAAACTGGCTGACTACGGACTGTGGGCTGTGCTTGCCACCGGGGCAGCGATTACCGCCGAAGGCACTCCACTGCAACTTGCGGGCGGGTCTGCTACTGGCAGCGCAATTGCTCACCGTCTCGGCGGATCGCTGTCACTGGGCCTACTGAAAGGATCAGGCGTTGTTGGTGCTGGCTTCTTAACGGGCACGATTGGGATGCTGATACCGAACACCAGCATTTCACCCGACAGTGCCTTCTACACGTACGACCAGTACGCAACGCTTGAAACTGGCCGCACACGTGTACGTGTCAACGTGAAGACATTGCCGGACGGTTCCGTCAACGCTTACGGCTTCTACACGGGCGGTAAAGCGGAATGGGAAAATGTCCCCGTCATCAAAGGCGAGAAAGTCGGCGAGACATATGTTGCTGACATTGGCAACGGGATTGGACTCACTTGGACCCCAGCGGCAAGTCCTGACGGGGTACTGGGTATTCCTGCTCTGGAAGGCGCCCCGCAATTGCCCCCCGTGTGGGTGTATCCGCCGACAGCACAATCTGACACGGTGCTGGCGAATCCTGCGCATCCCCCCGAGTTCCAAGATGCAATTATCTGGTTCCCTGACTCGGGCATTGAGCCAATCTACATTGTGCTCAGTACGCAGTTGGAGAAGAACAAGGAACAGGGCAAGGCCTTCGAGGACCAAAAGGAACGCGAACTACGGGAAAATACATCCGAAGTGGGCCGAGAGGTGACCGCCAAGACCAAAAGCGGAGTACGCACTAGGTTCGATATGCTAGGGCGTGACGCTGAAGGCAACATTTCCTGCATCGAATGCAAATCGTCGGAAACAGCACCACTGACTCGCAACCAAAAACTTGCGTATCCAGAGATAGAAGAAAGCGGTGCAATCGTTGTAGGAAAAGGGAAACCCGGCTTTCCCGGGGGCACCGTAATCCCACCAACCAAAGTCGAAATTGTTCGACCAAAACCCTGAGGGAGCAGACATGTCCATCACAAATCCACAGGTAATTGATATCTGGGCAATCCCGACGTGGGAACCTGACAATGTGGTGCTGTATATCTCTGACCACCTTAAATGGGGCGGCAAAGCTGAGCAAGGCGAACACCTGCAGCTGCTTCAAGACAAGCTCAATACCTACGTTGCGTTCATCGAGAGTGGCGAGATCTACACCGAGATCCCCAACGCTCTTGGGAAGCATCCTGTCATTCGCATCAACGGTCTGTATGAGCTGCCAGAGCAAGGCGAGTTTTTTATTGATCGGGCTGCTGAGGTGTTAAAGGAAGTTGGCATTGGATTAGAGTTCGTTCTCGATGAGAACGACGCGATACGCAACATGTGACCGGTAACATTGCCAGTAATGGGACCCACTTTCTGTGTGCAGCAGAGTATGAAGCCAGTCTGCAAGGTGGAACCACGGATCCCAGGAAACGTGACGATTTCCATCTGCTCGAGCAGCCCACTAGACTGGGCGACCTCCCTCAACGCCTGCTTTCACGCAGACTAGCATCGGACTCAAAAAGGAATAATCATGACTCAACCGTTACATCCAATGGCTTTCAGCGAGTACGGCGAACCAGTCCCCACAGCAGACCAGGTCAGCACCATTTTGGCAGTGTTACCGGTAGAAGTTGGGAATGGCTTACGCGAAAAACTCAACGATGTACTTAAGGCCCGCGCGCCAGGTCCATTTTGTGACGCCCTAGGGGATTTGGAAGCATATTTGAGCGCGCTGGACGACTCTCGCCTAATGCCTTTCGAAAACCAAATTGCGCTTAAGACATATGTCATGCTCGGCTGGAGAGAATGGCGAGCTAGCTTTAACACATTCGAAGCATTGTAATTTCTTACAATCACAATCAAAAAACCAATATACCGTAAAAACAACAACCCCTTCCCCTGATCCAAATTTAGGGAAGGGGTTATTCAGATTTCAAGTACGAATCGGAAGGGACACAACAGGCTCCAATGCCTCAAGCAATGCATGAGCGTCAAGAATATCCTGATGTAGTTGTGGATGTTTAGACGCTGAAACAGTCACCACAAGTGCATAGCGAATTTTTTCGGCACTACTCAATGCGGCTCCTCCTGCGTCACGAGCATTATAGTGAACGTCAAACACGGGTTCTAGAAGACTGCTGCCACGAAAGTTATTTTCGTTGTGCAACACAGTTTCCCACTTACCTAAGTCCGACCGAAGTTCCGCCTCATTTTTGAATACTGCGGCAGGGAAGAAGCTGTAAGTGTTTGCGCTTTTTGAATCCCCTTTCCGCTTATCCCGATGAGGTCTAAACGTAATTCCCAAACCTGCCTTTGTGTACGCACCAGCATCTTGAGGGTCGACAGGGCTCGCATAGCAAAAAGTAGCCCGCAATGTGACATTGCCCTGCAAGCCCTGTAGTGGAAGTGGGATTGGTGCGCGCAAAAATTTTCCTGGCCGCAACTCTCCCTGATAAATAATTCGAGCAACCCCCTCACCACAAGTTATCAACTCGTTTAGCTCACTGGGAACACGACCCCAACCAACACTATCAGCACCGAGCCCATCATTATTTTCGCACCCGTGGATCAGAAGAGTCTTTATGGAAAGAGGATGAACATCCGCTCCTAATATGGCACGAATACCAGCAGCTGATCTAAGCGCCAATGGAGCCGCAAAGCTAGTGCCCAATGTGGCAGAGAGGTTGGGGCGAACACCCGGAGCAACAACATGAAAGTACTCTTTGGGAGACCCACCAAATGCAATCAAATCTGGCTTTCTTCTACCCGGACTCCGACCTGGACCCTTTGCACTGTAAGACGCCCGATTCCAATTGGATGTAGAGTGATCTGCCGCACCTACAGACAGTGCATTAACACTGTCAGCCGGTACTTGTATACGATTTAAAGACTCCTCCTCATCCCTCTCGCCGTTATTGCCTACAGCTACCGTCATCAGTGTTTCACCATCACTTAAAATGGTGTCAAGCACTGCCGTCCAAGCATGAACATCAGTATCCTCGATAGCTAAATCAGGACCTAGACTCAAATTAACAAACTGATATTGACGCGAGAGCAATACCGTTTCTACATGACCAAGAGTCCGATACAGTTCATATGGATCCTCTTCGTCTGACTTGGCGTCCAAAACTCGGTGGTGATCAACTGGCGCATAGGGGCGCATAGCCAACCCATTGGGTTCAATTGGGCCAAATAAAAATGCTGAGGTAACGCCTAGTCCATGATCCAGAAACTCCGGAACATCGTAGGCGTTTTCATCAGATAAAAAGTAACGACGGACATAATTATCAATGACCGTTCCAGATGGCAGACCACCGTCTAGCATAGCCACCCTAGGTTCTCTAGATAATGGCTCCCCGCTAGGCAATTGAAAACCTACCGCAAGAGGAAGACTCCTTGCAATCGGACGAGCGCCGCGTATCTTCGGCATAGCGCGCACTACACGCATCAATGTAAATTTTGCTAATTCACCTAAGCGTTCAATGCCACCTTCTATGGCTAGAAAGATCAATCGTCCGGCTTGAAACTCGAATTCACTACTCACCTTAAAACCACAATCAATAGCAAAGTCAGCGAACATAGACTTTAGATATCCAGGGTTCATATCTTCCGGGATATGCAGGCCCACCTCAAATACATGGCTATCGACTGTGTCAGTCACCTTAATTCGATCATTCGCGTCCATAGCTGAAAACGCTTCAATTTGAGCGAACTGTGCTGCTGCTGGCGTTCCATCCACTAAAGCTCTCGCCATAGACGTAAAGCTACGAAGTGAAGATCTAAAGCCCGCAACGAACATTTCTGTCGTTTCAGCCTCTTCAGTAGCCTTAATTTGAGTCATCCGACGCGGCCGAATACGCAGAGTTCTGGATCCAACTGAACTAAGCCCCGCCTGATCGAGCAACTGTTTTGGAAAGAACGATTTCGCCAAGTACGCAGGGTGCAACGTCAATTTAGCAACTACAATTTCGTCGACACAAGCCTTCGCGGGAAGACTGGTAAATACTTTGTTCGCCTCATCTATCTGTGGGAGCAACGCTTCTTTGGCTTGGGCAAGAGTGTATGGATGAGCCTTCGTTGGCTTCCCTTTCTTAGGAGCATCAATCGGATAAGTTAACAACTCACCCCGTCCAATCAAATAACGTGCAGCCATTATTTATGCCCTCTTCCTTGTCTTGGGGATGGTCCAGCGTGCTTGCGGATTGTGTCCCTAGCCACGCCTGTAATTTGACTAATTTTGGTATGCGAGTGCCCAGCTTTTGCAAGCTCAATCGCAAGCTGCAATCTATCTGGCTTACTCAACTCAGCTTGTCCTTGCCCTATAACATCGCTGATTAACTCATCAATCGGAGCCGTCTGCAAAACATGACCTCGACGAAGCGCGTTTACTGTACGCTCTACATCTGATAGCGAACTTCCAACTAGCACTTTAGCAAGAACAGACAACCAAGACTGAAATGCATCTAAATCAGGCCCAAAAAATCTAGGCAGCGCTGCCTCTATTGCTTTTTCGTCCGGCGCGTCAAAATGAAGCACAGCATCAAATCTACGCCATAAAGCTGGATCTACAAGCTCTGGGTGATTGGTTGCAGCCAATAAAAGTCCGGTATCAGGCCACTGGTCTACTTCCTGCAGTATTACCGTTACAAGCCGCTTCAGCTCACCGATATCCGATTCGTCACTACGTTTTTTTGCAATGGCATCTATTTCATCAAGAAGGAGCACTGCAGAGTGCTCCTTCGCATAATCAAGTGCGGTTCTAAGATTATTACCGCTCTTACCCAGCAAACTACTCATCACCGCTGTTAGATCAAGCACCCAAAGCGGCTTACCTAGGCAGTACGCTATCCAACGAGCGGAAAGCGTTTTTCCTACGCCAGGAGGACCAACCAGAACAGCGGATCGCGTAGGACTAATTCCCCTGGAGATCAGGCGATCACTCATCTGCCTTTCACGAATGACGCCTTCAATCGAACGCAATAGAGCATTCGGCAAAAGTGGTGCGCCCAGCCCCTCACGATCATCAAAAACGCGTATCAACGCCAAGCGTGAATCACTGTCAACTGGCAGTTCATTTGCCTGCGTGATGCTCGAAGGAGATTCTCGACGGAGAAACGAACTGCCGGCCGACCGTGTTTGTGTGCTTTTAAGACTCTTATCCAAACGAGAGGCGAGCTCTGGATGCTGCTGGCGATATTTCCTCACCAGCTTAGCCAGTAAAAGCCTCACGTCCTCGTGCGACTCACATGAAGCGAGCCTTGCCAAACTGGCGAAATCACTCTCAAGTTCAGAAAGCTCGCCGCTTGCCTCTTTAATCTCTGCTGCTTTCATTACAAAAAAGCCCCTATCCAATTGACCAATTCTAAGCCAGACAGCCAAAAGTCGTCAATTGATGAAAAATCTTCAATAGGCAAATAGACGACAATTGCCAGATACTGTATTTATAAACAGTATCCTGGGGCTTGCCCCATCAGCGATCAATCGCCTGTTAGCTCCCATCCGATAAGCGGCCTATGAAAATAGCCCGCCCAATGCTGCTGGCTCCCAGTTCATGATCACCAATTCCCCCTTCACTTCTGCCTTGCCCTGTCGCTGGTTATTGGTGGTGTAACAAATGTCCAGCATTTCAAAATGAAAGCCTTCGAACACGCGGCGGATGTCCGGGTGGTCATTGATGCTGACCATCACCTTGCCTTTGCAGCGGCGCATGAAGTCGGCCATCCGCACGTAGTTTTCGAACGGAAAGTCCACGCCGTAGCCGGCGGTCTGCCAGTAAGGCGGATCCATGTAGTGGAAGGTGTGGGCACGGTCGTAGCGTTCAGCGCATTCAAGCCAGGGAAGGTTTTCGACGTAGGTGCCAGACAGACGCTGCCAAGCGGCCGAGAGGTTTTCCTCGATCCGCAGCAGGTTGATGGCCGGTGCGGTAGTTGCCGTGCCGAATGTCTGACCGGAGACCTTGCCGGCGAAGGCATGGTGCTGCAGGTAGAAGAAACGGGCGGCGCGCTGGATGTCGGTAAGGGTTTCGGGGCGGGTCATTTTCTGCCATTCGAACACCTGCCGCGAGCTGAGCGCCCATTTGAACTGGCGCACGAACTCTTCGAGGTGGTTCTGCACGACGCGGTAAAGCGTGACCAGGTCGCCGTTGATGTCGTTGAGGACTTCGACGGGCGATGGCTGGGGCTTCATGAAGTAAAGCGCGGCGCCGCCGGCGAAGACTTCGACGTAGCATTCGTGTGGCGGAAAAAGCGGAATGAGGCGGTCGGCCAGGCGGCGTTTGCCGCCCATCCAAGGGATGATGGGTGTGGACATAAAAAGCAAGACCTTTACTGTATGGATAAACAGGTGCTAGGCTCGCCGCGCTTTGTGCACGGAGCAAGAGCCTTGGCTGGACTTGCAGGGACAATCTGCAGGGACGGCGGTCGATCCGGATGTTGACGCATTCGGACCGGCCGCTCTTTTTTCACTTCGGTGTTGAGACTTCTTTGGCGTACGCCTGACAGGCCGCGAGGGCAATCAGCCCCCGGTCGCCGTCATCGGTGACGCCGATAATTCGTTGAGCATGCGCTGGGTCAAGTTCGGCTCTTGTGGGGCCATGAACCACGCCGCCGGTGCCGGTGGTGGCTGACACCGATCCGTCGCCGGCGCCGGTGGTGGCGTCGAGTAGGACTGACAAGCGCAGATCAGCAGTGGCAAGACGGTCGCGCAGGCGACCTTGATCACGTTGGACATCGCTCAAGACTCGGTAATGGGTTTGTTCACTGGTTGCCAGGCGCTGCTCGAGCGCGAGGCGTTTATCCTGCTCAGCACGCTGCTGAGCGGCCGAGGCCAGATTCAGTTGGTTGAGGGTTTCGGTGTGGAGCCGGGCCTGCTCTGCGAGCTGTTTGCCGTAGCGCCAATCCTGGACTTGCCAGGCAATGGATGCAGAACCACCGACCAAGGCGACCAGCAGCACGCCTTTTGCCAGTAGCCGGTACGGCGCGGGGATCAGTTCGCCGAAACACATAGCACCGCCCTCGCCCGCCCCCACAACTCCAGCCGATCCTGCAGGCCGTTGAGACCTCCATTGATCCTACGGGTGATCGTGTTGAATTCGTTTTGATCGGCCAGCGCGTTCAGCCCAGTCACGGACCAAAACCACGCGGCCGACTCGGCAGCCCATTGCGGCAACTCCAGCAGTTCAGGCGTGCGCAGCAATCGCTCGTCACCGAACAGCGCCAAGCTGCAGCGCAGGTAATTGTCGTGGCCAGTGACCTGGATCAGGCCGCGACCGCGATAGCGCTGGCCATCACCATCTGCTGCCGGTGTGTTGCCCAGTTTCGCAGCCAGGTTGCCGGTGTCGTATTTGCTCAGGTACTGGTCGCCACCCAGTTCCCGGACGTACTGCAGCTGACCCGATTCGTGACCGACTTGCGCCAGGAACGCGGCTTGGCGTTTCGGCGTGTTGATCTGTCGATGGGCCATGGCTGCGTTGAGGGCAGATACAAAAACGCCCGCTTGGCGGCGGGCGTTGGGCATGATGCTTTGCAGCTGTTGTTCAGTGATGGACATACAAACTCCAGACATGAAAAAGCCGCTCAAGGCGGCGGATGATTGAGACTGATGGCGTTATGCGAGGTTGACGATTTTGACCGGCTTGGCCGGCTTTTTCCCTTTCTTGCCCTTGGCGTTGGCCTTGCCTTTCTTGCCGCCGTTACATTCAACGGTGGTCGACCAGCCGGATTGGGTGTACGTCTGCTGCACCGACTCGACTAGAAACTCGCCATCAAGCCCGACCTTGAAGCCCTGGGCGATGATCAGGCATTCGGCAAACAGATCGGTACGCCCGGGCATTTCCAGCCGCACGCCGGCGGTGGATCGGTTGAACGCCGCCAAGCGGGCCCGAGCGGCTGCCTGGGCGGCGGTCTTGTTCGGGTAGATATGCCGATCGGTATGCACCGCCGGCAGCCCGGCCGGGGCGTCGTCGTTCTCCAGCGACACCACAGCCAGCGCACCGGTCTTTTTGTCTTGATGCTTGGCCCCGACTGCCTTGTGCGAATCGCGATCCTCAAAGTTGAATTGCCAGCGGCTGACGTCGCTTTTGTTGATCACGATCGGCGGCAGCGCTTTGCCGCTTGCGCTCTGCCCGCCCTGACGCGGCATGACCAACAACTTGCCGTCGGCGACCTTCGCCGTGCAGTCATATTGCTTAGCCAGGCGCGTGACAAAGTTGAAGTCGGATTCGTTGAGCTGATCGGCCCGCGCGACCTTCGTGCCCACCGGACACGCCGGCGACCAGCCGTTGCGCGCGGCGATATCGCCAACGATCGTCGACAGCGGCACGTCTTCCCAACTGCCGCTGCGCACGGTCTTGCCACTGCCACGCATGTCGCTGGCCTTGCCCTTGATTACGATCACATCGGGCGGGCCGGACACCGTGACGCCGTCGACCACATAGCGGCCTAGCCGGACCAGCGACGTCTCCTGATAGCCCAGATAGATCTCGATGCCCACTCCTTTGCGCGGCAACGTCACCAGCCCGTCCCGATCGTCAATGCGCAGCTCGAATTCGTCGGACTCCATTCCGGTCTTGTCGGTGACACTCAATTGAATCAGCCGATCATTCAACAGGGCCGTGATGTCGGTCCCGTCGACCACAATACGAAAGCGCGGCGTCATGAATTTCTCCCAAAAAAAAGCCCCGCACACGACGGGGCAAACAACCACAGAGCGTTACGCGTAACGCGGGGATTCGCCGGCGAGAACTCCGGACGGGGTCAATTCCACAAGGTAATTGCCTCGGTCACCGGCTGCGGCAGATCCGGCAACACGATCACCACGCCGGCGCGGTAGGGCTGATCTTCATCGGCCAGCCCCTGATTGACATCAAGCACCGCCTCCACGCAGCCATCCAGATGCCCGTAATAGTTGTGACAGATGGTGTCGAGCAGATCCCCGTCAGACGTCCTGCATGTCATCGCCATAGCGCACAAACTCCAAGGTAAAGGCCTGCTTGCGCGGGATACCGCCCTGCATCAGCGCGCTTTGTTCTTCATCGACGTTTTCAAGGCACCACGTCCCCAGCACGTCGCCATAACCGGTGGTCATGGTCAGCGGCTGTAGCTTTCCGCCCATCGTGCGCAGGGTGTCGAGCTGCTTTAACCCGCCCTTCAGCCCCGGCAGGATCACGCCCTTGAGGGTGATTTTCTCGTCACCGATGCCCACGCCCTGCTGCGCCGGGCGCCGCGATAGGCGCTCTTGCGAGGCCCAGCGGAACTTGGTCGACCGGCGCAGCTCGTCAAAGGCCGCCGTGTCCAGGTTGAAGAAATACGGCTGCTCCTTGGGATCTTGCGGCTGGATGATCAGCAGATGCGGGAACGGCTTCACGGCTTCCGGCGCCGGCGTCTGATCCGTGGCAAAGGTGCCCGTGGGCACGATGTTGGCCAATGACGGGCTGATCTTGCCGGCGATCTTGTTAATGGCCGTGGCGGCCTTGCCGGCCTGTTCCTTCAGCACGCCCAAGCGTTCCTCCACCTGGGCGACCGCGCGGGTGGCCGTGCCGTACATGGCCACCACCCGCCCCACTTGCGCCTGCGCGGCGTTGATCCCGCGCATGGCCCGCTGAAGTTTTTCCCCGATCGCCGGCCCGACAAATGGCAGGCTTTCCAGCTCGGACGCGGCGCCGGTGATTTCGCCGATCGCGCCATTCACCGGTGACAGCATTCCGTCCAGGCTGCGCCGGCCAGTCTCGCCCGCCGTGGCCAAATACTTCAGCCCCGATTGCAACTGCCCCAATGCTTCCATGTGCCCCCCCTATCAAACGTGTGGCGTGTCATAGAGCTGATTGCCCCCCATCTGCTTAGCCATGTCGCGGTAGTGCTGATCGAGCATTGGCTTGATCTGCGCGAAAAGCTGATTGCCATCCTTCACGTCGCCGTTGACCACCAGCGAAAACGGCGCCTGAATCGCCACGTTGGACTCGACTTTTGGCGCCGCCGGCGCCGCTGCCATCGGCTTGACCAATGCCCCCGCCGCCGCGTCTGCGCTGGCCGGTGGCATCATCATGTCTTTGGCGGCCATGCCGATCTGCGGTGGCGGTTCAGGATCTTCCAGCCCGGAGCGGATCACCTTCGGCCGACGCAACTCCGAACCCGGGAAACGCACCTTGTTGGCAAAGTGCGGCAACAGCATGGCGTCCTTCGAATTCAGGTCGCGCGGGTCATACGACACCGGCTGTGCCTCCGGCACGGCCGGCGCCATCGTCGCGCCAACATCCAGCCCCTTGCCGGGATTGGTCAGCATCAGCGGGCCAGTGGTTGCCGGCGCGAACGCCTTCGCCGTAGCGCCCAACGAGGTATCGCCCAGCTTCGGCGCCATGTCCTTGCCGGCGTTGGCCATCATCAACGGCCCGGCGTCCGGGATTTTCTTCAGCGATTCGTCCGTGCCGAACATCTTTTTGCCCATGAAACCGCCGAGGGCATCCCCGCCCTGACTGCCCAGGTAGGCACCGATGAAGCCGCCGACGATTGTGCCAATGACAGGAACCGCCGAACCGATCGCCGCACCGGCGGCCGCACCGGCCAGCGTGCCCGCCAATCCACCGGCGGCCGCGCCGTAGCCCTCGGCCTTCTCGTCCTGAGTCTCGGCGTTCTGATAGGTGTCATAGGCCTTGAAGCCCGCATCAACCACCGCGACGACGGCCGTGCCTTTCATGACCTTGCCGAACTCGCCACCGCCACCGCCACCACCACCGCCCCTGCCTCTGCCCTTGCCGCCCTTCTTGCGCTTTTTCCCGTCGTCTCCATCCACGTCGTCAATATCCGGCCCACCACCGAGACCGCCACCGGCGCCCATGTTGGTCACGATCACCTTTTGCGGAATGTTCGGATTGCCCATCAGCGAGCCACGGCCGATGTTCATCAAACCCTTGGCCATCTTGAGGCCGCTCATGGCCGTCGACAGACCAATCAAGCCAGCCGTGGCCAAACCGATACCCGTCACCAGTCGGGGCGACTCGTCGGCCAGCTTGGCCATGCCTCGGGCCACAGAACCGACCCCGTCCACCACGGCATCCGTCACCGGGCGCATGGCGTCGCCGATCGCGCGCATCGAGTCGTCAAGGTTCTGCACCATTTCCGACTGCTTTTGCGCCGAGGACTGCCGGCGTTCTTCCAGGTTCTTATCCAGAATCCCGGTTGCGCTGGCCGACTCCTTTTTCAGGCTGTCGTACAGATCCTTGTTCTGCATGTACGCGGTCAAGGCGCCCTTGACCTGCATATCGACGAACAGGTCGCCCGTTCGCAACGCCGACTCCAGCGAGGCGATCATGGCCTTGGCTTTCTCCGGATCGGCTTGCTCGCTGATCGCCGCCGTGGCCTTGGCCATTTCGGCGGCCTTCTTGGGGTCGGTCGCTTCAATGTACTTTTGGGCCAGTGCAAAGCTGGATTCCAGAGTGGACTTGCCGCTTTGCAATCCCGTATTCATCGACCCTTGATAGTCGATACCGGCCTTTTTGTAGGCCGCGACGGTCTCGCCGGAGCCGATTTTCTCCATCCAGTTTTTTAGGTTGTTGGCCGCCTCGTCCGAGCCGCCGGCAGTCTTCATCTGCACTTGCAGCATCGACCCCAGTTGCGTCACCGAGTCCATACCGGTAATGCCCAGCTTGCCCATGCCGGCAAGCAGTTCGGGAAACCAGCGCGCCATGTCGGCCGCTTCAAAGCTACCCGCCTGACCTTGATAGGCGATCGCTTCAAGTGCCTTTTGCATCATCGCCGGGTCGGTGATCTTGGCGTTCTGCCCCAGGGCGTTGATCATCCGCGCGGTTTCAGTACCGTCCGAACCCTGACCCACGGCGAACTTCGCCGCCGTCGGCGCGTAAGACATGGCCTTGTCCAACTCCATGCCGGCGCCCACCAGGGCGTTGACCACCTCGGCCACCTGATTGCGCGCCATGCCGGTATCGCGTGACGTGTCGATCACGGTCTTGGACAGCGCCGCCTCTTCCGGCGTGTTGGCAATGTTGGCCTTGATCGCGATGTCACGAATGATCGCGCCATAGTCCGCGCTGATCTTGGCCGGAATCGCCATCGCGGCCGACGCGGCGACAGCCTGCCCGACGCTGCTGCGCATCTGCTGCTTGCCTTCGTCGAGCTGCATGTGCCCCTTGGCTTTCAGCTCGGCCCCGCGCGCCGTCCTGCCCATCTGAGTGTAAGCCTTGCTCAGATTGCGGACTTCGACGCCTTCCTTCTTCAGCGCGGCTAGATTGGCTTCCAGCTTCTTGCGCAGGGCATCGGCACCCTTCTCACCCGCCAAATGCGCTTTACGCCACTCGTCACGCAGACGCATGGTGTCGCCAATGGTCTTTTCGAGAACCCGGGCGCGCTTGCCCGTGTCCTCCAATTTCTTGATGCGGCCGGTGACGTCCTTGAACGCCGCTCCCACTGTGGAACTGACCGCCCCGCCAATGACCAGCCCGAGCGCAAGTTTATTGCTCATATGCGTGCCCTATCTTGCTCAGTCGAAAGCGGCTCAATCCCTGAGCCACCACAGCATCCGGTCAAAGGGCATGGCCTCGATCTCGGCGGCAGAGAAACCCGTCTCTCTCGCCAAGGTCTTGGCCGCCACCCGTTGGGTCTCGGCGTTAAAGCTCATCCTCTTCGACCAAGCGAAAATAGCCGGCCTGCAGGCGGTTGTAGTTGCGCGTGGTCAGGGCCGCAATCTCCGGCTCGGTCGCCTGCAACAGGCTGCAAAACATGCTGATTTCGAGCTGTTCATAGTCGCCTTTCGCGCCCGCCGAAGCAGCGCGCTGATCGCGCACGGTCGGGGCGCGCATGGTCAACTTGTCGACCTTAATGCCGCCGAACTCGGCGGCGCCCTTCAGGGTGATCACCACGCTGTCGTCACTGACGAGCAACCAGGACGGGACTTTCTTTTCTTCGTTTTCTTGAGTCATTTTCTATTCCTTACATGCCCAGGGCCGAACGTTCGGCAGCCAGTTGATCAACGCCATCCACCACGAAAATCATGGCGAGCGGGTCAACTTCGAACATCACACGCCCGTCGATTTCGAGCTTGTAATAGGTGATCTTTACGCCGTGCTTGATTTCACCCACGGTCGACGGTTTCCAGTCGCCCATGTCCACCTCTTTCACACCGCCGCGCATGGTGACGATCACCGGCGTCACGCGGCCTTTCAGATCCGCAAAGGCGCCACGGAACACCAGATTGGCGGCGGTCTGGTCAGCCAGACCGAAGAACTTCAGCGCCTCGCGACGCACGCCGTTGGTGGTAAAGGCCGACTCGATTTTCTCCAGGCCCACCGCGAACTCGATCGGGGCGAACATGCCGCCGCCTTGGTAGTCCTCGACTTTTTGGGTCAGCTTGGGCAGCGTCAGCGTCGGCACGTCGCCGGCGAAACTGACGCCGTCGACAAACAGGTTCATGTTCTTCAGAACTTGAGGAATCATTGATAAGCCCCCTTAGGCTTCAAGCACTTCGGTCAGCCACTCGTTCGTGACCTCGATCATGAAATTCGGGTTTTCCGCCGGCGGCACGTCGGTGAAGCGGATGCGCCAATACACTTTGCCCTGCTCGATCTGGCTGGCCGTGTTCAGCTCGGTGTCCGCGTAGACCTCAAAGTTGATAATCGCGCCGGCGTTCTTCTGGTCGCGCATGAACGCTTGCAGGCCTTCGGTCACGTCCTTGACGTAGGTCTTGGTGATCGAGCGGTCGACCGCCCACTTGTGCCCCGCCTGAATCGCATCCATCAGGATGTCGCAGGTACGCACACGGGTGACGAACGCCCATTTCGAATCGCTCGACAGCGTGCGGTTGCCCCACAGGCGATAACCGCCGTCACGAATGATCGTGGCGATATTGGCGTTGTTGAGCAGGTTCGCCCGGCAAGTCGCGTCGCCGTCCAGGTACTCGACTGGGCGCGAAGTACCGGTAATGCCGACAAACTCCTTGTTCGACGGCGAGGCCCAATAACCGTAGGTTTCGTCCGTCCAGGCGAACAGACCAGCCGTCCACGCCGAGCCCGGCGCATCGATCGTTGCGCTCATGATCGTGTCCCAGAACTGCACGCCCGGATCGACCATAAACATACGTCTACTGCCGAAGTTCTCGGCATATTCCATGACCGCTTCATCAGTGGTGTTCGGGCCGTCGATGATCGCGATCGCGCGCAGCTTGCCGGCCAACGCATCCATGGCCGTGGCAATCGCTTGAGTCGCCGAATGCTTCGGGGCGATCAGCAGCTTGGGTTGTGCGTTGTGCTTACTCTTGCCATCGAGCAGCGCTTGTAGGCCGGTACGCTGACCCGAGGCCAGCACGCCGCCGATGATCGCCGAGGTTTGCAGCGCGGCGTCTTCCAGCTTGGGCACGCCGATGGCGACGATCACCGCCTTGGCGCGCACATAGATCGCCTGACAGGCCTTGGTGATGGCCGAGTCAGCGCCGAAGGCGGCGATCGCCTCGCGCTCGGTCGTGATCAGCATCAGCTCGCCGGCCTTGGCCGTGCCGCCGCCGAGAACGCCGGGGGTGAAGGTGTCGCACAGACCAATGATCGAGGACGACGGCAGCGAGATAGTGCGCGCACCGGTATCAATCAGCGTGGTCGTGACGCCGTGAAAAAAACCACTCATAAGGGTCAATCTCCAGAAACGAAAAAGCCCCGCATAAGCGAGGCTGTGAGGGTGTTCGTGTTACGCGTAACGGCAAAGAAAACGCCCCGTCAGTGCGGGGCGTTTATTGAAGCGGCTCGGTCATCCAGAGCGGGGCAATCGGCCGATGATCAGCGAGCGGGAATTGCTCCCCTTGTGGCCAGTCGCGCAACTGCCGGCGATACGCTTGCAGCTCGGCATATTGCTCGGCAGTGATCGAGGTCGGATCACCCTGCTCGATTTCGTCGCGATTGCGGGCCACCAGCGGATCAGTCAAAGCCAATTGAACATCACGCCACATACGCTCAGCAGCGACCAACTCTTCAGGGGCAGGCAATTGCGGATCAGCCAACACGGGGATGCCATCGTCTCCCCACTCAATAACCTTGCCCTGACCCTGCCCAGCGAGCAGCTCGGCGTGATACTTGGCCGAGATTTGAATCACGTCCGCCGGCATGGTGGCGTGAACTGCGGGATCATAGAACCCGCGTTTTTGCTTCGAAGAATACATACCTACCCCTTAGTAGCCGATGGCAAGCCAGTTGTGCACCAATGGGGCGGCCTGCGGGTTGTAGATGTTGAACCCGGTCAGCGTCTGCGTATTCACGCCCGTCATGTAATAGTTGGCTGGATTTGTCAGCCAGAACCCCAAAGTCACGCCCAAGCATGCATTAGGGAACGCCGTGTAAAACACCACCGGGTTGTTACCCACAGTCGCCGTCGTCACCTTCACACCCCACTGAATGATCAGTCCGCCGAGCCAACTCGGAAACGCGATATACCCATTGGCACCCCGATTCACGGAGAAGCCGAATCGCAGTTTTTTGGGCGTGACGATCGTGGCGTCATCAACGCCAGCGTCTGTCAGTGCCTGCGTTGCGATCTTGGCCGTGCCGAGCTTGATTTCGGTTGCCTGAGTCGCCAATGCCGCGAGCGCGGCAATGTCGATATTTCCCTGATTGATTGGTGCGTTCCACGCCTTAATGCACCAGATCACCGCCAGGTTTCGGCCACGGGTTTCGGTCGATGTCCGGGCTACGCGCGAGGCATCTAACGTGTAGATGTCCACCGGATTAGTCACCGCCCCAGTGGTAGCAAGAGCCATAGTGCCCGCCGAGCCGCCAGCCTTTTCCGCAGCTCCAAACGCGCCAGATGCGTTACCGACAATGAGCGTCCCGCTTCCGGAGACGTTCGCTGCCCGCGCATTCAAAGCGCCCGTAATGTTCTGCAAAGCGTCGAGCTGATAGCTGCCCACTTCACGGCCAGCATCCACACCGCGCCCGTGATCCCAGCCCCGCAGGAACTCGCCGCGCGACTCCGGCAAGCGGAAATTACCCGCACCCTCGTCGCCCTTGTTGAAAGCGGTGCCGAGGAACGCGGCCAGATCGGGATAGACCGCAATGCTTTTAACACTGCCGTCCAGCTCCAGAAACCCGGGCGCGATCTTGTCCAGCGGAAACGCCACCATGGCGCCCACTGGCAGGGCCGAGGCCTGCGCAATCATCGCCTCGATTTCGGTCTTGGTGTAAGTGTCCTTGATGCCCATGCCGGCGAGCGTTTCCGGATTGTCGCCCGACACAAAAACCCCTCGATCGTTGACCTTGACGCGCGTGTATTGGCCCGGCGTCTTGTTCTTCGGCAACACTTCCAGAATGGCCGCCTCGACGTAGGCCCGCGAGGCCAGCACGATCGCCGGATCGATCTTCAGCGTGATGCTGCCGGTACTGGTGACGATGAAATTCATGCGCACGATTTGCGTGCGGCCCGAACCCTGCGACAGCAACGGCTTGAAGCTCGGCGCGCAGTTGGCCACCGCCACCAGATCCCCGTCCGCGTCGTACAGACCGATTTCGCGAATCCACTTACCGCCCTCATCGGCGGGAATGATCTGCTCGGCGATGATCACCGCCGGGTTGACGGGATCGATCTTCAGTTGATTGAGCGGCTTGCGGCGCCACTCATTGAGCAATTTGGTTTGTCCGGCCGCCGGTACCGGGTTGGGCGGATCTGCCAGCCCGTTCGGGTTGGCATCACCCACACCCATTTCCGTGAGCTTCCAAGCAATGCCGAGCGCGTCGGCGTTCGCCTGCTTGGCCATCCCCACATTCGTGAGGATCGCGAAAAACTGCGAATTCGCATCAATCATAATAAACGTCCAGGGTGTCTATGGTGTGTTCGCGACCGACCACGCCAAAGCTGCCGGTGACCTCGATGTCACGCATGACGGGCGGGTAAACGTCGATTTCGTCGCCTTCGTAGAGGGACACGGCAATGTTCAGATCGCCTTGTGTTTCGAGGCTGATCGCCAGCCCGGTCAGATGCCGCGTGACGGGCTTGGCGTCGTCAATCAGGCGCTCTAACTCCTGATACATTTCCTCGGTGATGCCGGTGTCGAGAACGCCGACCTTCAGTGCAAAGGTGCCCGGCACGCCCTCGGGCACGGTGTTGAACCACTCGACTATCTCGATCAGATAGCCCAGCGGCTCGACCACCCGGCGCAGCGCGCCGATCGTGCCCTTGTGCTTGTGGATGTAGAAAGACGCCTTGATGGCCGCGCGCTTGGTGGCCTCAGACCATCGGTAATCCCAGCGATCGACAGACCACGCCCACGCCAGATGCGGCAACAGCCGAGCCGGGCAAGTGTCGGGGTCGTACAGCGTGCGCAGCGGGACAATCGTGCGCTCGTAGAAAGCCGCCTCGATTGCCCGCTCCAGTGGCGTGCTATTGCTCGGCAGAAGGCTTTTCATGCTTCCCCCGCCAGCTTCACCGTGTAACCCGTGCAGAACGCCGCCTGCGCCTTCGTGGGGGCCAGATCGACCCATCCGGTCAGTTCAACCCGCGAGACGCCGGCAATGTGCAACTGCGCATCCACCGCCGACCGGGCCACCTCAACCCCCAGCCGCTTGCGTGGATTGATCCATGCCGCCAGACGTCGCTCGGCTTCCGCCCGGCTGGCCTCGCCCTCAGGCCCCGCACTGCTCATATGCAAAATGGCATCAATGCTGTAGTCGATGATTTCCGCGCTTTGCACCTTGACGCGATCGGCCACCGGCCGAACGTCTTCGTCATTCACTGCCAGCCGCACCACGTCCAGCAACTCGGCGCTAGCCTCGCCTTTTCCCTCAGTGCTGAGCACCGTTACCGTAACGTTGCACGGCGAGGGACTTTCGGCCGAGGCGTCAGCCACCAGCCCCGAGGCGTTGCGTGTGTGCAGGATGTAGCTGTTACGCGGCCCGGCCGTGGTCAACCCCTCATAAGCCAACTGGATGCGCTCGCGGTACGGGTCGTCTTCCTCCAGCACTTCAGGCACCGGCGGCGTGACGGTCAGATCCTCGGCTTGAATCACCAGGCGCGGCAGATTGACGTTGGCCCCAAGGTGGTCAAGGTCACTCTTGATCGCGTAGGCCAACAGCAGCGCCTTGGACGCGTCGTTGACCCGGGCGCGGTTGCCCAGCTTGATATAGGCCCCCGTCTCCAGCAGCTTGACCACCGGATCGGATTCCATGTTGGCCGTCCAGTTGTCGCCCAGGTCGACCCGAAAGGTGCTGAGGCAATCTTGAAAGGTCAGCTCATAATCCAACGGCTCCAGCACGTCCGGCGCCGGCAGGGCGGACAGATCCAAAACACTCATGTACTCACCTCGGCCACGAAGTCGTTGCCCAGGTACTTGCCGGCAACAACAAAATCAATCTTCCCGCCCAGCACCGATTTCACACGGACGCTCTTAAGCTCCACGCGCGGCTCCCAACGCTCGATCGCGCGCGCCGCCTCGGCTTGAACTGAGCTTTTCCACCCGGCGTTTACCGGCAAGTCCACATAACTACGGCACTTGCTGCCGTACTCCGGACGCTTTCGCCGGCTGCCGATCGGCGTGCTGAGGATGTCGCCGATCGACTGAATAACGCTTGGCAAATCGGCAATGGGCTGGCCGGTGTGGCGATCCATTCCGATCATCTACGTCACTCCGGGGGTTCAATTTCGGGATGGGATTTCAGGTAGGTGACCGCCTGTTCATCGGACGCCGACACCTCGACAGTGGCCTTGACCACCGACAGCGTTCGATTCGTTCCAGGGATGCACAAGGTGCGCGAGGTGAAGACCGTATCGCGGAACTTCAACAGCAGATCCGGCGTTTGAAGTTGAGCTGGCACGGGTTGGCGAATCGGTGACGGCAGTTGCTCATCGATCGCTTGCTCATTGTTCTTGGCCATGGGTTTCCTCCGGGCATAAAAAAGCCCGCACTGGGCGGGCTGGATGGATGGATGGATGGATGGATGGATGGATGATTAATGCTTGTGGTGATTATCGCTACTGCCGACGGCCATGATGTTCGCGTCGCCGTCGATGTTACCGGTGACGTGTAACGTACCGTCGATATTGACCGGCCCCTTGATGTTCACAGCGCCCTCAAGATCGATCATTCCCGACTTCACTGTCACCGCGTTATCCGTAACGACGACCTCTGTGCCACCGACCTTGATCGTCACCGTGCCGGTTGGCAGGGTGATCGTGTAGCTCTTGGCCTCCCAGTCATAGACCAGCGAACCGCCATCATCAAAACGCCAGACCTCGACATGATCGCGGTTGTCTGGCTGGGCGCCGGCATTGCCGTAAAGCCCCGGAATGAAAGTGCCCATGCCGGCCTGCCCGCTTGGGTTGAACAACACCCCCTGCTCACCTGGACTCGGCGCGCGCCAGTGACGCGCCTTGCCGGCGGCTAGGCTGTGCCAGCGTACCCAGGCACTTGTCCATTCGCCACTCGACACCCGCACCGTTCCTGCCGGCAGATCCACACCCACCACGACGCAAGGCATCAGCATGGCCGCGATCATGCGGTCATGCTCTGCACTGGCGTAACTCATGGCGAGTCTTCCGGCGCCAACACAACCTCGACCGGAAAGCCGTCGTTCTCCGGAACCTCGGCAGGATCATCCGACCAAGGCCAATCCTCCGCCCCCAAATAGAGCTTATGGGTCCATTCAACGACCCACACGGTGTAGCCATCCAGCTCCGGTTTGGTCCAGTCCTGCATGGCCTGAACGAACTCGGCAGGCTCGACCGGAACGCCCCAGGTTTGCATCCGCAACAGCACCGCCAGTTGGGCGGCCAAGTGTGCGGCCTGCTGACAATGCTGCGCACGAATGGGGTCGACAATGATCCGCGCTTCAAACCTGCAGATCAGGGATGTCTGCCCGGTACCGATGTCAGTACCGGGTTCCATTTCTGCCATTTCGATGAACACTGCAGGCAGCGCAATGCGATCCTTGATGTTGGGCCATGCCGTGACTGCTTTGACACCTGGCAGATGGCTCGATAGCTGCTGTTCGATCGCCTGATAAAGCTCATCGAGGGTGAATGGTTCGTCAGACATTGGCCGTCCCCTTCAGGTACTTTTGAAACTCAAAGTTCAGCTCCTGCTGCAGGATCTCCAGCAAGCGACCATGGGCGCGGTTGACCCACTCGTCGAAGTGCGGACGGGCTCCCTCAAGCGACACTTTGGCCTTTGCCAGTGGAAAGCGACTGCCGTTTTCCGCGACCCAGCCGGAACTGGCACCGCCTCTCGCCGATGCGGTCGTATCGGGGTAGTCGTCCGAATTGAAGTGCTTGCTTGCGGTACGGATCCAGATGTCCGGCTTGTTGCCGTATACCTGTTTGAGGAAAGCGCCCTGATAGCGTCTCCCCGCCACTGACACACCGATGCCAGACTGCCGTGCGCGACCGATCCGGCTGGACTCAATGGCGTTCAGTCCGAACCACAACTTGCCGCTCGCGGCCCTGCCGGCTACCGGGTAGCTGCGCAAGCGCTGACGCACTGCAGCGACGGCGATGCGCTCTTGCCGGCCAACCGCCCGTGCGATGTGAGTGCGCAGCCACCCCAACGTTTTGTTGATGGCTCGACGCTGAGCAGCAGCGGCGGCTTTTGGCACCAGTGCAGCGAAACCTTCAAAGGCTTGCAAATCTGCGGCCGACGACTGAATCGTCAGCATCCCCCCGCTGGCCGAGGATTTGTAATAACTGCCGACACTCATGCTCGCATCCTCAAGATCAAAGCGACTAAACCGTCTCCGCTCGGCTCCAGTTGCAGCAGATCGTAGTCACCGCCGCCATCCAAAGCAGGCAAGTCGACGCTGACCAACATGCCCTGCTCCAGACCTTGCGAATCACTAACGCGGATTTCGAAGCGCGGCTCGCGCAACCCGGTGTTGAGCTTGCCGAACTTGGGTTGCAGCCAGGGCGCGGCAAACATGCCGAACACTGGCTCTTCGCGACCTTCGATCCGTGCCGTATCGCCCAACGTTTCGAACACCACCGCGTCGACCTCGGCGATCAGATCGCGAAAGCCCACGGTCAGAGTTCCAGCAGGATCTGGGCGCGCGGTCGCGTGCAAAGGTGCAGCGGGTTGGACTGCGCCTCGCCGGCCATGCCCTTGCCGAACTGCATCGGCTCGATTTTGCTGTAGTAGGGAATGCCCTGCGTATTGACCGTCTCCATGTAGTCGGCAGGCGCAAACGCCGAGATGTACAAATCGGGCACACCTTCCGGAACCAGTAGCGCCTGATCGTCGTGGACGAAAGACACGCCGGCGACCTTGCCACGGTAGCGCTCCCAGGTGATGCCGCCGAATTCGAAACTTTCCCGAGCGTCGCCGCGCAAAGCTGCCGCCTGCTGACTATTGAGGTACGTTTTCTCGACTGCATCGTGGACGATCAGGCTGTTCCAAAAGGTCTTGCCACAAAAGGCGCGAGAGCCGGTGCTAGTCACACTGCCGAGAGCATCTTCCTGCATATCCAGCGCCTCAACGCATTTAACACGAAGCTTTGTTTTTGGGTCTGCCAAGCCCATGGGCAGCCTCTGACGCTGCACACCGAAGCGCTCATACAGGTCGAGAAGCACCGTCGAACCATCAGCGTCGAGGATCAGGCCGTTGAGTGCGCCCATACGCTGAAACTCATGCGTGGCGTCCAATTGACGACGCGCCTTCGCCAGACGGGCATTGACCACGTCCTGCACCGCCTGCAGCTCAGTGCGAGTGCCGAAGGCGCGGATACCTTGGATCTCATCCGCCTTGATGGTGAAGCGCTCCGGCAGGTGCACGGTGTTGAACGGGATCAGGTTACGCTTGCTCGCAGCAACAACCAGGCCAGAACCACCGCGCTCACCAGCAGGCACCAGCGCCAAGGTGTCACCGTCCTTTTCAATCTGCACGGTCAGGGTGGTAATGCCTTCCTCGCGGAACAGGCCCAAGGCGCTGATGCGGCCCGGCAGGTAGGGTTGATCATTGAGTGCAGCAGTCAGCGAAGTGACAGTAAATGCTTCGTCGTCAAAAATGGCGATATCGGCCATGGGTACTCTCCAGAAACGAAAAATCCCGCACGCGGCGGGATGCATACAAAAGAAGGATCGACTTAGCGGACGATCACGAAGTGAGTGGCGAGTGCTTTCTCGGCGGCCAGATCCAGGCCGGTCAGGTGTGCTTCGCTGACTTCGGCCAACCGCACCACGGCGCGACCGCGACGCACCACATCGGACTCGCCCAGCGGGCCGTAAAGAATGGCGACAGCGTTTTCGGTCCCGTCCTCAGCAGTCGGTTCGTAAGCTGCGAATTCACCGGAGGCAGTCACCAATCCGAGGATTTGTCCCGGCCACAACGCTGGACCGGCCGCGACGTTGATCGCTTCACGCGAGATCGTGCCCGCGCCCTCGGACAGCAGGAATTCACCTGCGTGCATCGGTTCCCGTTTGATGGTCATGCTCGTGCTCCTTTCGCGCCGTGCGCGGTTCCAGTTTGGGCTGCTTGGCGAGCAGCCCAAATCGAGTTGGGGTCAGGTTGTTTGGCCAGCAACTTGGGCGCTGGGTCATCCGCCAGCGGCAGACTGTTATCGATTTCAAAGCCTTTGCCGCTGGTAACAAGCTTGTCGAACAGACGCGCCCGCACCGCCGCTACATCCAGACCTGCCGCGACATATTCGGCGCTGAATTCCGGCAGACGCGCGGCCACACAGAGGTCGTTCACCGCCTTGGCGCGTGTCAGACCCGCTAAAACGATCTCTTCGCTTTCAAGCTGGGTGGACTTAAGCAGCGGCTCGATCAGGTTGCTGATACCCGCCGCCGTGCAGCGCTGAGTGATCATCAATGCCAACTTGGCCGAGTCGACTACAGGCGGCACCAGCGGCGGATCGACAGGTTCAATTTCCGGCTCCAGTTCAGGTGGTTCTTCGAGCAGGGCCAGCAATTCAGCCGGTGCGTTCTGGAATCGTTGCAGCACCGCGCCTTGGCCAAGACAAGCTTTGACTTTGACGCCTTCGCCGACTTCATCAGCCAGCCCCAAAGCCACCGCTTCGCTGGCGGTCAGCCAGGTTTCGGCCGCCACCAAACGCCGCAGCTCCACCTCATCAATGTCGGGCGCCTTGGCCTTGTATGCGGCGATGATCGCTTCCATGGTCTGGTCGAGGACGTCGGCGACCTTGCGGAAGTCTTCCGCATCACCGGCAGCGTAGGTCCACGGGTTGTGAATCATCAACATCGCGTTGGAAGCGATCACCACCCGGTGTGCACCGCACACGGCCACACTCGCGGCACTCGCGGCCAGCGCATCGATTCGACCGGTGCAGCGCTCGCCCAACCGCGACAGCGCGTTGTGCATGGCCAGACCGTCGAACAGGTCGCCGCCGATACTATTGAACGCGGCCACCACCGGAGACACACCATCATCCATGGCGCGCAGATCCTGCACGAACTGATTGGCAGTGATGCCCCACGCGCCGATCTCGCCATAGACGAAAACCTCGATCACTCGCTCGGTGGTCTCTCCGCTCGACTGCAGGGCGTACCAGGTCTTGTCCTGAACTTCGACACGCTTGCCTGCGCGGTTGTAAATGCGCGGTCGCGCTTGTTTGCTCATGGTTGCTCCTTGTCGTCGTTGTCTTCGACGGCATCAAGGGTGTTGTAATTGAGGCCCAGTTTTGTGGCCCGTGCCAGATCGGCGGCGTTTTCAAGATCGACCGTTTCGGCGTCGTAGCCGGTGCGCAGGACCATCTCGCTGCGAGAAGAAAAACCGGCCTGTACTTCCATCCGGCGTGCCTGCACGTCCTGTACCGGCTGGATATAGGCCCAGCCTTGTGGCACCCAACGGGTACGCAGGTACTGGCGGCGTTTCTGTGCGTAATCGTCCAGCGCCAGGACGCCAGACAGCACCGCCATGTCCATCCATGCCGCCCGTACAGGACGGCAGAGCTGATGCACGTACACGCTGAATTGCAGTTGTTCCAGGCGGCGCCGAAACTCGTTGAGCACCACCCGCAGAGCTCGGTCGTTGATGCCGCGCATGTCGCCGGTGAGGATCTCGTAAGGCGTACCCGATCCCGCTGCCGCAGCCATCAGCTGCTGACGCATGAAGTCCGGGTAGTTGTTGCCCGCGTCCGGCGGTTTGGAGAACTCAACCTCCTCGCCTGCCCCCAGTTCCTGCATGGTGCCGGGTTCGAGCGCGACCATCGGGGTGAAACCGTCGCGATCCAGATCCAGCAAGGCGCCGGTGACTGGATCTCGTGGCGTCTGCCCCGACTCCGGCGCCGGACGCTTGATGAAACCGGCAAACAGGTTGGCCACTTCCTGACGGAACAGCACCGCGTCGTCGTAGTTGTCCAGACTGCGCAGGCGTTTGAGCACCGGCGACAATCGCGGCACACCGCGCAACTGACCAGGCTCCACCGGTTCGAAGATGTGCAGCACCTGCGCGGCCGGGACGCGCACTAGCTGGTTGTAGCCGGCGTTCAGCGAGGCCGCATCGCGCGGATGCGCCAGATACATCCAGTACGCTACACGCTTACCACCGGGCGTGAACTCGATGCCGGCGCGGATGACGTTACCGTTCTTGGTGCTCTCGAATTTGTCGTGCGGCACGAACTCCGGTGCGAGGATCTGCAGCTGCAGCGGAACGGCCAAGCCTTCGTCCAGACTGCGAGGACGCAAGCGAACGAAGCATTCACCCGATGTTTCTACCGTGCGCGCCACCAGCGCCTGCTGGCCGTAAAAGTCGGTGCGATCATCAGCATCCGACTCATCAACCCAATCCCCCCACAGCTCCTGCAGCAGTTTGCGCAAGGCATCGTCGTCGGTCGTCGGCCGAGGGGTGATGCCCGTGCCGATCAGGTTGCTGACGCGCTTGTCGATCACGTTGAAGGCGTAAGGGTCGTTGCGAACCGCTGCCCGGGAGCGCGACCGCAAATTGCGCAGTGCCGGGGTGTTGATGCTGTTGATCCCGTTGTCGGGAGCGTCCCAGCCAGCGGATCGACGGCCTTCACCTGCGCCTTCGTAACTGGCCTTGATGTTGGACGGCAGGACAAATCCGTTACGGGTCAGCGTCGGAAAATGGCGGGCCATCAGACCCCCTTCCCTGCGTGGTACAGCCGGACCACGCGCGAACGTGGCCCGGCGGCGCTGGCCAGCGACGAGCGTATTTCTTCGCGCGCCTTGAGCAGCTCATCCACCGTGCGATATTCCACGGTACGGTCGGTGTAGCGCACAGTTTTTTCACCGCGAGCGATGGCCGCCTCAACCGCGTCGAGGTGCTTCTGGGTAAATGACATATCAGCGTCTCTTCAGGTAGCCGCTGGTGGAGCTGCGGCGTTGAGGTGGGGTTGCTGCTGGACGCGGTGGCACGACCGGAACAGCGGGTGGTGAAACCGGAGTCCGAACAGGTGTAGCTGGGCCAAGGCTTTCAACCCGTTCACCTTGAACGGGCTTGATGGCCAGAGTTTCGTCAAACAGTCCGGACTGCGCCAGGGACTGACGCACGCGCTCCCAGTCGTGTTCCTTGTATCGGTGGAGGCCCAGGTAATGGGCCATGGCGAGGCAATACACCATCAGATCGAGCGCTTCGTTGCGCTCGGCCTTGCCCTTCACCCATTCGATACGCTTGTGGCCACGCACATAACGAGCGACCTTGCGTTCTGCTACGCACTGGTCGAAGAAGTCGTCCGGCAGGTCATTAGCGAAGTGCAACGCGCCCGGCCCAGATTCAAACGGGTAGCGGTTGTAGATCCAGTCCTTCGCTGTGTCGGTACCGACGAACCAAAGCTCGGCACCGTTGCGTTCGGTCTGGCCTTTCCACGTCACGTCGACCATGGACGGGCGTTGAGCAATGACCGGCTTACCTGGTTTGCTCGCCCCCTTGATGGCGAAGACGTTCCGCCAGCGACGAACGCGGCAGAATTGGTAGACCTCATCGGTGTGGTGACCGCCGGAGTCGACAGCTGCGGCCAGAATGCCTAAGCCCACACCGCAGGGATGGCGATACTTAGCCTTAAGCAATTCGTCCAGCGCCGCCCAGGTGCGTTCGTCTGCGGGATCACCCGAAACTATCTGGAAATCAACCACCCAGCGCTCCATGCCCACGCCCCAGCCCATAGCCATGAACTCTAGCCGGTTGGCCTGAACGTCGACGGCCCCGGTGATCATCATCACCGCCGCTGGCAGTGAGCCAAGGGTGTAGCCTTCCAATCGTGCCCGCTGTCTAAGGACGGCGGCTTTGGTCTGCTCTTGGGCCGCGTCCCAAACTTTCGCCAAACGAGTGTTGTAGAACACCTGCATGGGCTCAAGATCGCCTTTGGCCTGGGCCTTTTTCGCCTTCTCGAATTGCTTGGCCAGCGACTTCCAATCCATCCAACCCAGCGGTGAGTACAGCGCGTTAAGGTGGAAACCTACCGTCTCGCCGTCCCCCTCGGCATGAGCGCGCCACTCGCCTTTGGCGAGCATTTCACCCTTGTGGTATTCATCGATCAGCACGTCACAGTCCATCCCCGACGCCGCGCACTTGTAATGCACTACGCTGAAGTCTGCCGAGTAGAGAAGGTTCTCCCACTCAAGCACCTGCATGTGCCCACAGTGCGGGCACGGCACGTAGTAATGACGCTGGTCGCTGCCATCGAATAGGTCGGAGATTCGCGATGCACCTTTGATCGTCGGCGAGCTGGAGAAGTAGAACTTGGCATTACGGCCAAAGGTACTGCCCCGGGTTTCCGCCAGTTCGATAGGGTCGCCCTCCTCGCCGATGTCCACTTCCCAGCGATCGATTTCGTCGCCGTAAACGTAGCGCGCCGAAAGCTCTGACAAGTTGGCTGCCGAGCCGGCAGTGGTGACGTACAACGTGCCACCCTCAAACTCCTTGGTATCCATGGTGTTGCGCGAATCCCGCGAGCGGTTAACCGCGACACGCTCGCGCAGTACCGGCGTAGCCTTGATCGTTTTGCCGATCCGTGAGGACACGCGTTTGGCCAGGCCAAGGCTTGGCAGCAACGCCAGGATATTCGACGGTGCCATGTGCATCAGGCCGCCAATCCAATTCAGGCCGATCTGAGTTTTCATTAGCTGCGACGCGACCATGGTGATCACGCGCTTGCAGGGGTGAGCCGGCGATAGGCACCGCATGGGCTCGCGGGCATACGGTGTACGCGAGGTGCGGTACTGGCCCGGCTCAGCGGCGCCGGTGTCACGCGGAATTCGCATGTACTCATCGGCCCACTGATCGATCCAGACGTCCGGGTCGGGCCGTAGCCCACGGAAGTACGCCTCGCGGTACACCTCTGCACCGTCGGGAATTTCCGTGGGCATGGGCTTAACTCGTGGTCAGTGCGTGTTCAAGATCCGCTGAGGACATGCGTTCTGCGTCTTCAAGCGAGCGGCGGATCGCCGCCGTGAGGTGCTTTTCGATTTCCCAAGGGTCGGTCATCGACGCCAGTTCTGGAGCCAGTTGCGGCGGCATGCCCAGCAGTTGATCGCGCAGCATACGACCGGCGTTGTAAGCACCGGACTGCACCGCCGAGAGGGCAACCAGCGAACCCTTGGCCTTGTGCAACTCGATCTCGGCGAGCTGTGCCAAGTTGTGCTCGCGCAGTGCCCGGGCCTTCTGGAAGTCGGGGAGCTGCCCCGCAGGTGTGATCGTGAGCGGCGGCGCAGCCGTTGAAGTCGGCTCGGCCTGGCTGGATAGTTGGCTGTAAACGTCGCGCTGAATCCGGTCCTGTTGGTGTCGTTCGACAACAGCGACCTTGCTCGGGTCTGCGGTGTCGCGAATCAGTGCTTCGGTGGCATTTACATCAACCTGTTTGCCGTTGGGCGACAGCACCAGACGGTTGTTATCTTTCAGCCAGGTGATGTAACTCGGCGACCTGCCGAGCCGGGCCGCGAAGGCGCTCTTCGACAGGTAGGTTGGTTCTGTCATGAGCCCTCCTTTTCAACGTATTTCAATGAATCCTTTCAAGATTTCAATGATTGAAATTTCAGTAAGCTGGCAACCCTGCCGCTAACAGTTTCCCGCGGGTTTCCGACCCCGTGTCCTTCAGATACCCCTAGGGTCCCCGGCGGTTTTCGGCGCACCAGACCGGTGCATCACCCCTGCTCGCCCCCAGCTGGCGGGACTTCGCAGACGCCCAGCCGCTTGGCAGCCCATCGTTCGTACAACCCGATGGCTACGTCCGCCCCGGCCATCGCCGTGAGGCACCCCAAGGCGCCCGCCGTCCAGATCGTCATACCGGCGGCGATCATCAGCATCATCGCCGACACCCCGCAGACAATGCAGGCCCCGGACCGAAGCGCGAGGCGGCGCAACAATGCCCAGCCTCGCGCCCCGTCCTTGTCAGCCCGCCACATCTCTCCAGATACGCCACCGACCAGAGCCAGGACGATCACTAACCAGATCGGCATCTCTGCCAGCGCTTGTTGCTCGTTTGTCATCGCCAACCCCTAAACGCAAAAACCCGGCGCAATGGCCGGGTTTGGTGGTGTGGTGCCTGCCGCTCTCTGCGGTCGCACCTATCGAAGATGACTACTTTTTACAGGTCGATTCCGGTGGCAGCAACCCTGTTTTAATGCCACCCGGTGAATAAGTGGGTAACGCAGGGTGAACGCCTAGCGAATGTCGGCGAATACACCTCCCCGGCATTCTGTTGTTGCGGCGGTGTCCCATACGTCCCACTTTTCAGAGTCGAAGTGGGACGCCTGAGAGCGCCTGAATTCGGGGCTTCGCCCCACTGTCCTACCTATCTTTCTTCTTTCTCGTGTAAAGGAAGAATTTTAAAGAACACGCGTTCGCGCGTAAGCGCGTAGTGCTCGCCCGCTATGCTCACACGGGCGGGAGGTACTACTAGGCGGGACGGTGGGACAACCCAACAACGACAAGGCCCGCACCTGTCCCACCGCATCAAAACGCAGCGAGACAAGACGGGCCAGTGGGACAACAACAGCCGGTCGAATACCTGGGGTCACGCAGCCTGCCCCATCATCACGCCGAAGATCTGCAGATGCGCCTCATGCAAACGCTGGTAGTACGTGTCGCGGCCACAACCGCAGTGGGCATACCGCAAGCGCATACCCACATCGAGCGTGCAGTAATGCTCACGCACCACCGTCACCAGTTCCGGTGCGAGGTGCTTGGTCACGATCAGCTCGATGTCCAACGAACTTTCCAGCGGCGCACGGAAGGCCCGCCGCCCCCTGATCAGTTGCCCATTGCTCTCCATCATCATCGCAACCATGTTCCCCCCAGCAAGCCCTCCTTTCGAATGTTCGGAATGCAGCTCCTGCGCCCACAACCGAAGCAGGGAATCGATCTCCTTAATCAAAGCAAGGCTCCTCAAAGGCTTCCCGCTGCAACGCCGAAGAACCGCCCCACCCTGCCGGCTTCTTGTAAGCCCAAGGCCGCTGTCCACTCTTCACCAATGCAGGCAACCGCACCCGCCGCCAACCCAACCGATGCATGATCGCGCCGACGCGCATCTGCTCAGGTTTGCCCCAATGCCCAAAGTCCAACTTAAGCGCATTCGCCAGCACCTCGCTTCCGGTGGTCGTCTCACCGATCTGCGACTCTTCCAGCCAGGTCAGAATCGGCCCTTCCCACTCATCCACGACGAAGCGCTCGTCCTGCTCCTCGCCGAACATAGGTGCTTCATCCAGCGTCACCCACCAGAGATCGCCTGCGTCATAACAGAACACCGCCTCGGCCCACAGCTGATCGCGCATCGAGCGCAACAACTCCAGATCGACCTTGGTACACGCGACCGGCCAGTAACGCCGGTTGCCGGTGGCGTCCTTCAGATACTCGTCTTGGTTGGTCGTACCCACGAAAACACACTGGCGTGGCACGTCCATCGTTCTGCGGCCGTAGCTCTCGCGGTAAGTGTCGGTGGACGCCGAGAAGAACTGCTTGGCCTTCGTACTCTCAGCCTTGTTGAAACTATCCAGCTCGCCAAGCTCCACGATCCACTTGCCCCGGATCGCCTGAAAGCCGTCCTTGTCACCCAGTGCGAACGGCGTGTCCATAAACCACTCGCCGCCGAGGATGCTCATCGCCGTCGACTTACCAGCGCCCTGCGCGCCCTCCAGAATCATCACCGAATCAGCCTTGCAGCCGGGCTTCATCACCCGAGCCACGGCCGACAACATCCAGCGCTTGCCGACCTTCGACGAGTAGTCGGTGGCCTTAACGCCCATGACATCGGTCAGCCAACTTTCAAGCCGGGGCACCTGATCCCACTGCAGCTTGCGCAGGTACTGCCGCACCGGATGAAACGCATGGTCATGCGCAACCACGCTCACCGCCTCGATCACATGCGAGGCCTTTACCCGCAAGTTGTACTGCTGCGCGAGCCACTTCATCACCCGCACATCATCAATGTCCGCCCAATCGCCCGTGCCGCCGCCATAAGGCGCCGCACGCAGCTTCACAAGCTTCGAACTGAACGCGCTGTAGCTGATCACGCCAGCCCAACGTTCATCGTTGGCCAGGATCAACTCAACGTTCTGCATGTGCGCAATCAGCGCCCCGCTCTCACTGCGGGCCAGCATGTCCTTCCAGCCACCAGCGGCCGGCGGCTTGACCACCGCCAACACCTGACGACGCACCGCTTCCAAACCTTCAGCCACATGCAGGTCGTTGAAGTCGGTCCACTTTGCTTCCCGCTCACTGGAAAATATCGGCGCAACCACCTGGCCACCGACAATTAGCGCCGCGTTGTTTGCCTTCTCTTCACCAGGGTTCCACGCATCGCCATTAGGCTTCGTGGTCTTCCAGTCATCATCTCGGCAGATGATCAGCGGACAACCGGCGAAACGCTCACGCATGGCCTTGCAAACCACCAGCAAATTGCCCGCATCAAACGCAACGGCCACGGTCAGTGATGTGGCCATATGCAGGCTTGCGCCGGTCGCGTACCCCTCACACACCAGCACAGGCTCGCCCGGATCCGGGTGCGGCCCGATCAGATGGAAAGCACCCTCTTTGGACATGCCATAAGGCCAATAAGATTTGTCCCGGCCGGTGTCCTCTTGCTTGGTCGGAAACACCACCTGCAGGCCAACAATCTCGTCACGGACATTGCTCATCGGCACCAGGAACGCGCCGGTGCGCGGCGCATACCGAACGCCGAAGCCAACAATCTGCTTGCGATCCAGATAGTCGCTACGGCCCTTCTCCGGCATACGCTTAAACATGCCAGCAGCACGTTTCGCCGCACGACGCGCAGCATTGGCCGAGATCTCGGCAGCCCGACGTTTTGCCTCTTCCTGTCGAGCGCGCATAACCTCACGCTCTTCAGGCGACATCCGCCCAGCCTTGACCTTGATCTTCTGGGACTCGCCCGAACGCCAGTCACCGAACGCACCGAAGATCAGCGTCTCGCCCTTCTCCGTGCGCTGTTCATGGACGACATACCAGCCATTCTTTTCCTTGCCCTTGTCCTGCGAAGTCTTACACCGGGTCAGCTTGCCAAACACCAGCGGCTGCGCAGGCTCAAGGCCGTAGTCCGCGAATTGCCCCAATACTTCATCGAGCATGGATGGCCTCCATGATCTCCTCGACCTCTTGGCAGCTCACGCATTGCGTGCAGCCAGGAACAGCTAAACGCCGTCCCTCGGGAATTGGGCTGTCGCAGTTTTCACAGAATAGAAACGAATGCGCCGCCAATGCAGGTTTAGCGGCGTTGCGTGCAGCGAGCGCCTGATCGATACGCTCTTGCACCAGGTCATTTGCGAAGTCAGCAATGTCAGCCACGATCAACACCCCGCGTCGTCTGGTTGACATACGTGGCGCGGTTGAACAACCCCAACAGCCCCTGAATCCCACGAAACACCTGCAGGCGAATCGCGGCCAGCTCCTCATCGGAAACAACCCCGTCGCCAATGCTCTTGGCCCAGGTATCCGCCAGATCCGCGACCTGCCGGAAGTACTCGGCAATCCCGGTGGTCAACGTCTCGGGCATGTCATTGGTGTACGCCTCAGCCAGCTCCTGCCAAGTCGTGTCACCGACCAAGGCATGCACCGCATCCAGAATGCGGCGATCCTTGGTCAGCTCAAGGATCTCGCCGAACTCTTGAATATTCACCGTGTGGCTGGGGTGGGTTGGGGAAAGCTTGTGCTGCAGCGTGGTCGCATTTCGGCCGGTGGTTGCGGCGATGGCTGCGGCGCCGCCGGGGTAGTCCCGAGCGGCATGATAAAGCGCGAGATCGAGCGGCAAAACTTCCCGCTGCGCCCGCTCAACAGAACTCAGAGCGATACGGCTCATGGCATTAATCCTTGTAAGTTGCCAGTGCCGCGCGACATGCAGTGGTGATACATTTGCCGCGTGGCTTGAAAGGGCCCAAACGCCGGCTAGATCTTCGGGATCGACACCGGCACCGTGCCGGGGCGAGCAATCCATTGCTCACCCCTGGCGCAACAGCTGCCAAATCTGTGGTGGAAGAGGCAGCAACACCAAGGCTTCCGAGCCTTGGAAAAGCGCGATAAAGAGAGGTGGTTGCATGTGGTGTGCCCGCCTATCTTTATCGCGACCCGACAGCGCTGTGGTGGTGCGTGTCGGGAGGAACTGGGCGGCCTTTGGGTCGCCTTTTTTCTACCTATGCTGCGGTACTTATTGGAGCTCTCTCAGTGATTCCGTAATGCTCAAGAACCTCGTTAAGTGACACACATCCCTCACTTTCACGAGCCAGCGCCTTAATCAAGGACACGCTTGGGTCCTTACTCGCATATTTGACGTGGATCCGCATATAACTCATAGCAATGCAGCAACGCTTGGCATAATTCGCTAGGCCAGCTGCATCTAAAGTGTTGATGTAATGGCGTAAATTCATAAAGCCTCCTTCCATGATGAATTTAACCTTTAGGGTTATTTTATGCAATACCCAAACGAACATTCACCTCTAAGGTTAATCAAGCCAGAATCGGCACATGAAAATTTCAGACACCCGCCTTCAAAATTTCCGAAGAGTCTTGGCTGAGCAAAAGCTCCGTCTGATTGATGTTGCCGAGCTGCTGGGCAAGGCCCCAGCGCAGATAAGCGCATTCGGAGGCAAAAACCCAACGAAAGGCATAGGCGATCAAATTGCACGAGAGATAGAAAAAGCGCTTCACCTCCACGATGGCTACCTCGACATGCCCTACGGCGTTGGTGAATTCAATAACGCCACCGTACTCAGTCACACTGGCCGAAAACTGCCAGTGATGGGATCGATCGCCGCGGGTGCGTGGTGTGAGCTCCATGGGAACTTTGACCCGAGGGACGCTGAAGAGTGGATAGATGCACCGGGCCCCGTCGGACCGCGAGCATTCATACTTCGCGTTGAAGGGATTAGCATGGAGCCGAAATTCATGGAGGGCGATAAAATTGTCGTCGACCCATCTCTCGAAGCCTTACCTGGACATTTCGTTGCAGCAAAACGCACCAGCGATCAGGCTGCAACGCTGAAACAATTGAAACAAGAAGGTAAAGAAAGGTACCTGTACGCCCTCAATCCAGATTGGCCAGAACGCATAATTCGGTTGTCAGAAGAGTGGACTATATGTGGCAGGGCACGATGGAAAATAACTGATTTGTAGCTTACCCCTCATTCAATAGAATGAAGAAGCGCACAATACGCTTCCTCTTTCAAGCCATTTAGCAATTTAGACTGGCGACCTTTCTTGAATATAATCATCCAAAGTCGCCGCTTTGAGCCAAGCATCAATTTCATCTGAGGTGGCTTTATTATTAAGATATAGCTTTTTAATAATTCCGGGAATTACACGACTATACTTTACTTGGTCATTTCCGCCAGACACCTTGATTGTCTCTTCGATTTGATCCCTTGTAAAAAAATCTATGTAAGGCACAACGACTCCAGAGAAAGCATTCGCCTGATTAAAGTTCGCCGAACTCCCTAAGAGTTCTATTACCCTATCGATAACTGTCTTGCTTGGCACCGAAAACAAATTAAGAGCAAGCTCTGTTCGATCAGCCCTGGCAATTCGCTTATTAGCAAACCCAGACAATGGAGGGAAGTTCAAGAGCGAATCCAAAGTACTGAAAAGTGCTTCAGGAAGGTCCTCTACGAATGCTCCAACTTTCTGCTGGACATCAATATCCAGCAGTTCCCAGCCGTCAGACAGCTTAGTCAGTAGTGGCCATACCCGATACAAGTAAACAGGCTCAAGCCCCCTTATCAAGCCGGAAAGTGTGTTAGCCATAGTGTCGTCATACACCTCTTTGTGCATGACCTCAACTGCTTTAAGCGCGGTTAAATTCCTCTCTCGCTCTTTAGGACTCATTTCAGTTCGAATGAATTTTTTAAGCAATACGACTATAAAGCTTCTGATCAACGTGGCTCGCCCTCTAAACATAGGGCTATTCTTCAGTGCTACAAGCGCCTTATCTAATTCGGTAGGGAAATAACCTGAATCAACTTCAGCAAGCAACAGTTCGAGTGCGTACTTGCCTTGCGCTGCGGGGTGCTGAAGCAAGTGCTCAACAGCTGATCTAATATGCATTCTCGCTAGTTCAGCGGATGGATTGAAAATTTCTCCATCAATTGTCATTGATGGATGAGCACAACGATTTCGATCTTGCTGAAGCCGCTCTAAATCCGTGAACTCTGTATGAGAGATTAGTTCACTCTGATCTCTCGCATTCTTTAACAGCTCCCGCTCGAACTTTAATGAAAGACTTATATCTCCATTAACTCTTGCTTTTTCAAACTCTGCAATCTGGATTTCTGCAGGCTTATCGCCTGCCAACGCAAGATCCTTTAGTTTATCAATAATATCAAACGCGACAGCTACCCATGTTGAAACAATCGCTGAACGAAATGCTCCTGCTCTATAGCAGCTAACAGCTTCTTTTATATAACTTTTTGCTTTTTCGTCTCGACATTTCAATACGAGCTCATCTAAATCCCATAGCGGCGAGGCCATTTTACGATCCCTGTGGTTTGTAGAAATAAACGAAGAATACTAAAGAAAAAAAAAGATAAAAACACCTCAATGCGGTTGCGACCACCCTAAAAAGCAACCCATAAGGTATAAATCCGATTGACTAAATAACCTTTCAGGTTAATTATGAGCCTACTCTTCTACCACAGAGCGAGGCAAAACCATGCACACCACAGCAACCCTGCACGTCCACCCGGCCGCTGCTGACCCCTTCCGAATCTTCGAGATCCGCCGCCTGGCCCGCGAGAGCGGCTGCTCGTTTGTCACCAGCAAACAGAAGCAGCAACCTCGCACTGCCCCCACCCCATTCGATCCGAACGGCGGAGGGCACGCAGCATGACTAAGTTCAAAATCGACAACCGTACCCTGCAGTTGCTCAACGCCCAGATCAACCTGACCGAGACCTTCAACCACGTACTCCGGACTGCGCCCAAGCGTGAATGCCTGGCGTTCCGTCTCAAGGTCGAACGAGGCACAACCGAGAGTACCTTCGTCGTCGAGCTGGGCAGCGAACGCCACACGCTGACCCTGCAGAACGACAAGAAAACGCACCTCAAATTGGCCGACTTCATCGAAGAAATCGCCAATGGCCCGTTCGACGCGAGCAACACCAGCGACTTGGTGCACCGCCCACACGCCAACCGCGAATATGGACGCTTCGAGATCTCGGACAAGCAACGCGTTTTCGAACTAGTACGCACCGGCGGCGTACTGAGCCTCGACATGGGCTTCGACTACCCCCTGCAAGTAGCGGTGCACCGCACCCAATCACGCTCGGGCGTCACCACCATCCTGAGCATCGGTAACAAAAGCCCGCACACCCGCTGCTTCACCGCGTACGGCACCGATGTCGAGATCTACGGCAAGGTCACCGAGTCCATCAACCACCTCGCTGCAGCGGCCACGCCAGCCGCGCATGCGGCATAAGGGGGGAGCCATGGAACGCACCCTCGCCCAAGCCGCAACCCAACTCGGCCTCACCCGGCCAAAACTCATCGCTCGCATGCGGGAAAAAGGCCTGCTTAACGAGAAGAACCTACCGGCCTATCCCAACCGCGACCGCGACTACCTGCGCATCAAGGATGGCCAGTGGTACCACGACCAGCTCGGCATGCAGTACAGCCAGTCGACCAGGGTGAAACAACCCGGCATCCGCTGGTTGGCCGAACAGTTGGGCATCGACCTGCCTGCCATCCCGGCAGACCACCGTGACGTGGCCTAGGGAATACGCCCGCCAGATCATCGCCATGCGGACACGAGAGGAGCGCAACGCCGCGCTCCTCGAAGTGCCCGAACATCTGCGCGAGCTGACCAGAACCCACTGCCTGAACGCCTGGAACCACCCGGCCCGAAAACAACGCAAGGAGGCCCAACAGAGCCATGAGTAACACAGCACAAAACCCGCTGCGCCTGCACCCCGCGCCGGAATCAGCCACCGTCGAATTGCTTTACCGCATATTCGGCGACGTCCTGATCCCGCTCGACAAAGTGCGTGAGCAGTACTTTCGCAACCTCAACGAGCAGTCGTTCGTGGCCGAGATCAGCAGCGGCCGCATCCAGCTCCCCATCACCACGCTGGACACCAGCCGCAAGGCACCGAAGTACGCACACATCCGCCACGTCGCTTCCCTGATCGACATCCGCGCCTACAAGGCCGACGAAGACATGCAGCGGCAACAGGACGACACCAACGAGTAACACCCACAAAACCGAACGGCTGCCACCACCAGCCAAAGACTTCACCAGGAGCACACCACATGACTGCAGTTCAAATCTACACGCTGATAACGATCGTCCTCATGATTGCCGGAGTTTACTGGCTCGCCTACCGGCACGGCTTCAACAGCGGCCGCACCGAGGGACATTCAGAGGGCTACAGCGAGGGCTACGACGACGGCAGCTGCGTTGGGTATCGAGATGGAGTGGATGAAGGGAAAGCCATTCAGCGATCAGAAACCTGGGAAGAGAACCGTAACTTGGAACTCGCCCTCTGCCAGGCCAATGACCAACGCGAAAAACTTTACGCCCATTACGAGCGCGCCCTCGCTGCGTCAAAACTGGGTGAAGAAGAACGACTGACCCTACTGGAAATCGCCGAGAAACTCCGGATCGCATCTGAAACGTTCAGCGCCTTTCGCACCGGCAAAAAGCTGGAACGCGACACCCGCACCCTCCGCGACCAAGCGCTAGCCATGGCTGCTCTGCTGGAACCGGCCGAACAGGAGAACGCCGCATGAGCGAGATCCGTCCCCAATCCAGCAACCTCCGCAACCCGGCTAACGCCCCGTTGGCGGCAGATGAACCAACGCGCACTCGAACCTCGGAGGAAAGCTGCATGCAAAAGGACCAGCACACCAGCCAATCCCTGACCGCTTTGCTCTGCGAAGAAGCCAGCGTCAACACACTAGAAACAAACAGTCTCTGCTGCGAAGCAGCAGGCAATATTGCCCCTTTCTGCAGCACCACCGAGGCGCTTATACCCCACGAAAAGCTGCGCGAGGCAGCCACACTCAATGCAACGCTAATCGCTCAGAATCGCCCGCCCGCGCAGCCTGCCGTGGGGTATACGCACCCTGACAGCAACTCTGAAAACCCGTCACAAGAGACCGTCGACGAGACCCAGATCGATGAGCGCTCCGAGTTCGAGAAAGAGTTCCCAGTCCCCGAAGGCCTGCGGTACTGCGCCCAGCGAGGTACGTACATCACAGCACCTGGTGCGAAGACGTCCGACTCGTTCGCCCGTGAGCATTACGCGTACCGGGCCGGCTTCGCAGCCTGGAAGCGCAGAGCGTGGAAGCAGGCTGAACTCGTTGGCCAGCATGCTGAAGGAGTCCACCCGTGATCGAACGTGCATTCCAACACTTCCCCATGTGCTGCGTTCATGAGAGTGGAGCCAATCCAACTCTGACTAACCAGAAACAACCGACAGTGCAGCTTGGTGAAAACTATGCCCACATTGAGGAGGCTGCTGAGTCATCGGTACTCACCTATCACCTGGACAAGATTCCAGAATTCAAGATGGCCGAGCTCATCGGGACTAGCCGCCGGGCGCTACAAGGAAAACGCGCCAGAGGCGTCATCCCCAAAGGTGTCTGGAACACCATCGATAGCCGCATTTACTACAGCATCAGGAGATACGAGGCATGGCTCGAAAGCCAATGGGATTGCCCACCGGAGTTGAATTTGCTGGACAGTCTGTCCGCATTCGCTTCACCTGGAACGGGCAACGCCGTTGCGAAACCCTCCCCTATCCCCAAACGCCGAAGGGGATTAAGGCTGCCGCCGACCTACGCGCTAACGTAGCCAGCCTGATCAAGCATGGCGTGCTGGATGATCAGCGATACGCTGAATTGTTCCCAAACTCCACCTACGCCAACTACTCGGCGACTCCCCGTTTCGGGGAGTACGCCCAGGAGTGGCTGAACAGTCGCGAGATAGTGTCCGGCACACGCAAGAACTACCTCGGTTCGCTCAATCTGTATTGGATGCCGTACTTGGCAATGCTGCCCATCGACGGCATCACGTCGGTGATGCTGCGCAAGGTAGTAGCCAATACCGAATGGCCGACGCCGGGCGTGAAGCGTGCGGCGATCCAGCGCCTTACCACGGTGTTCGGCACTGCGGTAAAAGATGGTCTGATCAACCGTAACCCGGTGGAGTCCATCGAACTGCCGGTGAAGGCCAAGAAACCCATCGATCCCTTCACCGTGGGCGAGGCCAACCAGATTATCGATCACCTATATAAGACGCTGACCCACTCGATGCGGATCTACGCGACCTACTTCGAGTTCGCCTTCTACACCGGCATGCGCCCCAGCGAGATCGCGGCGCTGCGCTGGGAAGAGGTCGACAAGGAAAAGCGACTGGTCAACGTGTGTCGGATCGTCGCGGACTACAAGATCGAGGAGCGCACCAAAACCCGGAACGTACGCCAGGTCATGCTCAATAGCCGAGCGCTGCACGCCCTTGAGCAAGCCGAGCTGGAGGCACAGCAACGCGCCCTGCAGAGCCGCCGCAAACGCGCCAAGTCGCCCTATGTGTTTCCGCCAACCAAGAACTTCGAGTTCATTCAACAATCGAGTGTGACCGACAAACACTTCCAGGCTGCACTGACCGAATTGGGGATTCGCGCCCGCCGGCAATACAACTGCCGACACACATACGCTACCATGTGCCTCATGGCGGGTATGAACCCTGCGTTTATTGCCACTCAGCTCGGTCATAGCGTTCAGATGTTGCTATCGACTTACGCCCGATGGATCAATTCCAGCACTGACTGGGGTGAACTCGGTAAGCTCGAAAACAGCTTGATTGGTACAAAATTGGTACAGACAGAAACAGTACCCCTCTGA